GCTCTGACCATGTTTTAGTATTATTATTTGTAGTTACGCTCCAGTAGTAATTGGTTGTTACATCATCTGTAACATTGTGATAAGCGATAGTGAAATAGTCCCCTACACTACCTCTATAAGAAGTATAATCAAACATTTGAAGTAGCTTCTCATCAGTAGGATCTTCTGAAGTAGGTACATCAGAGCCATCACCTTCCCAAACAACTTCATCAACACCTAATCTAACTCCGCTGGGTTGAGTAGTTCCAGCAAATGATAAGGAAGCAATATATCCAGGAAGAACCATATACATTGTAGCTGGAGCAGCACCGCTATCTTCAGTTTGAATAGCGGTAAAGTCCTGCCTTACAAGAATGTAATCACCGGCATTAAAATTGTTGATAGGGATAGTAGGCATTATATTCTTCTTATAATCCTCATCCATCTGCTCCAGATACATTATCTGCTTACCATTGACAAATGTCTTATAAGTAGTCAGAACTTCTGCAATGTCTTTAATCTTTTGAGTATATTCAGCAGTAACAGTTCCGGGAGTATTCAATGCATAGTTAGCTACAGGCAAAGGCAAATCCTTTGTTCTGTAATATAACGGATCTCCGGCAGTATTTGTTCTATGAATCTGCTTGTGCGGTATTCTTAAATGAACCTGCTGATTGGCATCCACAGCAAATAAAGCTTCACCTTCCACAGGTGCAACTGTATCTGTACCTATAGGGTTTTTATCCCAGACCATCAAACTGTCAATAGCCTGACACCATCCATTATTATCATCGCTACCGTTTAATCCAGAGAATACATACAACTTATTAGGATCTAATGTAGATTTACTAATATAATTTGTACTTAGTACATTCTCGAAATTACCAATTCTCTCTGCGGGGAGGTATGATACCTTATCTTCATTCTGCTTAATGCTAGATGAAGCAACAGCACCATTCACATAAATAAAATCTGCGAGTTTTAGATCTGCAGTTACTGCATTTCTATTTGTAGGAGACTGTGATGGAGTAATGAATTCAGATTTAGGTAAGATAATAACTTGTACACCTAAATACATATTTTCTTCATTCTCTACGAGCATTGACCCCATCATAGTAGTTTCAGTGCTGAAATAAGTTCTTAATCCTATGGACAATTCTCCTGAAAGTGGCGCTTGAGATGCTTGTTTAAGTTGAGCATTAGCTAATGTAAGATCAACATTTACAGGAGCTAATGATTCAAAATAATGACCATTGATAACTCCTTTACCAGAAGAAATCTGAATAATAGAAGTAGATATAGCAATCTTATTCCACTTACTTGCATTAAAAGCTTCCGGAGTTTCTATCGGATATATACATACATAAGTAACATCATTATAAGTACAATAATCACCTATTTCGTATGTAGCTGTGCTGTTATATGTTGGAGCATCCATACCAGACAGCAGACTTACTTCGAAGTCCTGCATTGAATGTGTATATGATGGGCCAATATTATATTTTACATTAGGATCAGTAGATACCGAGTCAATTGATTTAAGATTGAACTCGGACATATCCTGTCCGCCATTTTTAGAATTGACTAATGGGAATATATTGGTAGATGCTACCGGAAATGTTATAAAATGCATATATCTTATTCAACCTCCATAAGTATAAAAGGTATGTCAAGTTCTATTAGTTATCCCTAAACTCATTGCACTTAATGAGTCTATTAAGGATAAACCGCCTGTAGAATTATTCTGTTGCATCATAGCTTCAAGAATAACTACTATTTTAGCTAACAATACATTTGATTGTACTGTCGGATCTTTCAAATCTTCGATATTGCTAATACCTTCAAGTGCATTTGCTAAAGCTAAAGCAGTATCACGAGAAGCAGATTGCTCCATATATTCAAGTTCAGCCCAATCTGCTGAAGTTGTTCTAGCAGTATAAGTAGTATGATTAATATAGTAATCTGTCCATTGCTGAACCCAGTCAGTAAATGATTCATTGAAACTTATTACCGTGCTATTAATAGTATTAAGTAACCCTCTAACGGTATCTGCTTTGTCTGGAATACCAATATAGTTATCTCGAATATTAGCCATTTCAGCTAATATGGAATCCATACGGGTATCAAACTTCATACCATCATCAAAGAATGTATGCCAATACTGATCATAGTATGTGGCTCCAGGGAATCTCCAGAATGCTCTGGATTCTTCCATATATTTTCTACCATCAGCATAGAAGTCAGATTCCGCTTGAGCCCGTTGCTCTGTTACCTGAGATTGAGTTATAGACTGCTGTTCTTGGAACATTCCACGAATTTCAGCCTCATTAATACCATATTGAGCAAATGCATCTTCAAGATTACGACCCGCAGCAAATTCTTCTCGCCACTGTTCATAACTTATCGGATTGATATTCCATCTATTAGTAGCTTCATCAAAGACTGCTCTATTAGTCTGTGCGATACTTTCTTTAATTGAATCTGCAAATGCTTGAGCTTCTCTTTCAGCATTGGATTGTAATGCAGCACTTATAACATTATCAGTATATGTAGTACCAGTACGAGAAGATCTTGATATTCTACGAGCCGCAGATTTTCCAATAAGATTCCATGTATATCTAGAAGTTATTGCATTACTGCTTGTACCTCCACTAGTACCGCCATTAATATAATTAGCAATAGCACTTATCGCACCATCTACATCACCGGAATATGCACCAAGTCGCCCAAATGGGGTCTGCCTACCTGCCCAATCCATAGCCGAAGCAAAGGCTCTAGCTCCAGCACCACTGGTTATAGATTGTGAAAATCCGCTACCAAATAGCATCTCACCCAATGTAGTATTTACATTACCTGAAAATCTTCCACCAAATACATCTATTGGGCTGGTTCCACTATAATTAGTCAGATTTGCCAGTACTGCACTATTTGATTTAATAGCACCTTGCTGTAATATCTGATTGATAGCTTCTTGCTGTTCAGAACTTTCTGCTACAGAAGTTGCTATGTTACTAGCCATTTCAGTAAGAGCACCGATAGGATTTATGAATCTAATTATATTAGTAACTGTCTGAGAGATACCTTCAATGAGAGATAACATACTACCTTGTATCTCAACAGCATAAGTAGCACTGGTCAGAGCATTAGTCTGCTGTTCTTGCCACATATGTTCTTGTATAGTTCTAGCAGCATCATTGTCTAATACCACAGCTAAACCATCATTTAAGATCATTTCATTGATCTCTTGCATTTTAGCTTGTTCTGCTGTTGTAGTAGATTGACCTTCAGCTAAAAGTTCAAGATTCTGCTCCAAAGAATTGCTATTAAGATTCATTTGTGATACAGCTTGAGCTAAGTAATTGAAATCTACTCTAGCAAGTGCTGCCATATCTACACCGAATATTGGAGCAAGACCTTCTGCAACTTCCATGAAGTTGTCATTAGACATTGTTTGCAAGTCTGCTAATTTAGTAAATATATTACCAAATATTGCTTGAGGATCTTCAGCAAAGGCTCTTAAGAACTCAGTATTGCCCGCATTTATTCCAGCAAGTGATCTTAAAGCAACAATACTATCATTGTTACCGCCGATAGCAGCATTTACTATATTCTGAACTAATCCATTAGCAAGATCCGGAGCAACTGCACCTAAAATAGCAGATACTGAAGTTAATGTACCAGATATTGCATTAGCATTACCGGTACGAGCAGTTTGTGCAATATTTACAGCATCAGTAAATAATTGAGATGCATTCTGTAATCCGGTACTAAATCCTCCGGCTAATTCTCTACTTGAATATAATAAGTTACTTGCAAATTGCTCTAACTGCTGATTTGCTAATGCTAAAGCTTGTTCTTGAGATGAACCTTGTGCAACAGCATTTGCTGCTATTTGAGCATAAGATGCGGCATATCCGAAGAAAGCCTGGTTAGGTATAGCATTATTGAGTTTAGTAGCAACATATGCAAACTCTTCAGCAACTTTACCTGAAAGACCAGATTTTAGTACTTGATCTAAATTACTGATTATATCAGTAGATGCGATTACAGAATTTAAACCTTCTTCTCTTAATCTTTCAGCATAACTAGAATACAGATTGTAGACTGATTCTTTATTATAGCCTTGAGTTAGACTAATATCTTTAAGGTTATTATCCCAAGCTTCATACCACTTGTTCGCGGCTTCTGTAAGTATCTCAAAAGGTCTCTGAACCATATAGTTCATATCGGCTTCAAGACGCTTTTGAGCAGCTTCAGTACGTTTTGCACGCTCATCATCAGAACGCAATGCAGATTTACCTAAAGCACCAGCTACATCTGCAAGACCTTCTAATGCCGGACCAACGACAGTCAGGACAGCAGCTATAGCTACAACAGCGGGAAGTACTGTGATAATGGCAGCAGCTAACCCAGCCATACCTCCGGCAGCCGCTACTCCAGCACCGCCCATTTCAGCAGCACCAGCGGCGGCGGTAGTTGTAGCACTAGCCATTTCAGCAGCACCAGAAGCTACTTCAGCACTACCACCTAATAAAGTTTGACCGAATTCTTGAAATGCTCCACCAAGTTCCTTGCCCCCAAGTTTGGATAGTAATCCACCACCATTACCATTTTTACCAAGTAATGCTCTCTTTAAACTATCAGTAACAGCTGTACCTAGAGGGGAAGTCATTATTTGCTTGGACATTTCCTTGCCTAAATCTCCGGCAAAGTTATCAACAGTAGTACCAAACTTACCAGCAAAGCCATTTAAGGCTTTTTTCATATTGCTTTCGAAGTCACCATCAGCTACTGCATCAAGCAATCCTTTAGTAAGCCCTTCTTCAAATTGATCTAAAGGCTTACGCGCATTATATCTATTATCTCGTCGGGCCGAACTTCTTCTAGGATTAAAATTAAATGTATTATCATTGGAGTTACTACGCAGTCTATCTCGACCAGCTGATTGGGACATATCACTAATAGGCCCCCTATATTGAGGACCTTCCGCAGTATTATCTGCTATTTGTCGCAGAAGCCGTTCTATATCATCCAACTGTCTCTGATCAAGTTCTGCCATAAGAATTAGTTATATTGTCTCCCTCGACCTTTATTTATCTTCTCCATCTTCTTCTGTCGTTCTTTCAACTCTTCATTAAACTGCTCAACATATTTCTTCCTAATAGATATAGGCTGTGCCATAATCCATTCCATACTTACCGCACCTTCGGAAGCTCGTGCAATAAACATAGCCTCATCTATTATTTTGTCATACAGTTCCTGCCTTATCTGCTGGAATGTTTTTATTTCCCCCTGAACTTCTACTGTTTCTCCATTCGAGGATATCTCCCACGGTCGGACGAAAAAATCGATCATCGACAAGTGCAATAAATGTAGCTTCTGTTCTCTTACATTTAGGACATCTTGTCTTACCACCCATCCTAAGACCATAGTTTACCAATTCATTGACTTTATTCTTCAATAAAATATAATCAGCCGGAGATAAGCTTGTATTCAACGCACTCATAACATCTACTGGAGATTTCTTATCACCGCCAATAGAAGTAATCATATAGCACATTCTGGCGAATTCTAAATTAGATCTGCCTGTAGCATCATTGAACATAGGATCATTACGAGCCATTAATGCTTCATTGATCGTCAGTAAGTGTATTGTAATACTCTTATTAAAGTCCATGAATTCTGACTTATCTATTGTAAGGGTATTTGTAAAATTTTCAGGAAGAGGAATACAATCGATGTTCATCAAATCAACTTTATATTCACCACGAGATAATTCTCCGCAATCAGGGCAATAGATTCTATTTGTAGTGAAATACGGACCATAATTGAGAATCCTCAATGCTCTACATACCCACTGGAAATCAATTTCAAGAAGATTACGATAATTAAAATCCTCTTCAATAGCTGTTGGAAATATCTTATCCAGCATAGTAGTTTCAAAATCTTCAGCACCTACATAATCTAATTCAGATGCAGTCGGAAGACTCTTGATAGTGATAGTAGATGGAATATCACTGTAATGGCCCAGCAGTTCTAATTTTTCTGAAACACCCATATTAATTCCTCCTAAACAGTTTTTGGTTGAATGTGTGTTTATTTAGTATTTTAATGTAACTTATAAAGTTTGATAAGCTACATTTTTACTACAGAAATATAGAAGGTTGTCTAAGAGATGAAAGTATAAAAATAGACTGACCTAAAGGGTGATACATGAATAAGGTCAGTCTATCTGGGAGATATCTTAAAAGTAGAGCTAATAGGCTAGTCTACTTTAGAGATCTGTATCTAAAGTAGGGATTACTCTTGAATAATCTCCTACCTTTAAATCTTCGCAGATTTGTTTAACATCATTTATTACAGTATTTATAGTATCGTGCTTAAATCCAGCTACTACAAATTCTTTAAACGCTACACCATGGGATTTAGTTCTACCTAAACTATCTGCAATATTAGGTTCGCCTGTAACATAATGATCTGAAAGTCTAAATTTAACATCCAATACAAAATCAGTACCAGACCTTCTCGGAATAGATTTATCCACATCATTCTCAAGAATACCATCATAGAATGTAGGGGTGAACTGAATGTAATAAGATAAACTATCCGGACTCTGATATTCATCAGTTATTTCAAAACCAGAATTAACTATAATAGAAGCTACAGTTCTAAGAAAATTCAAATAGATAGAATATTCTTCATCAGTAAGCTGATAAGCTTCTTTCATATTGCGGGGCTCTAAATTAACTATATGCTGAGCTGCAGCTATAGGTAATTCTTCAAATTTAGCTAATATTGCTACAATTTCTAATTCATAATGCGGAATTTTGTTGTTAATTAATCGTTTCATCTTTAAAAATCTCCCGCAATGTAAATAAAATCATGTATCATAAACATTATAACAAACTGGAAAGAATTGTAAATATAAAAATAGACTGATCTATAAAGGCGTATAAATGAGATCAGTCTATCGGAGCTATCTACAAAAGCAGAGATTTAACTGCTTTAGAGATCTTTACTTATCACTAATCTTAACGACTAACTTATCTGTTTTATATTCTTCTCCGACTTGAGCGACCTTAGCCCATTCTTCTATCTTTCCAGCAAGTTTAAAATCATTGTTAGTATAGCAGCTTATATCATACCACATATCACTGCTATGAATCCCAAGTCGCGTTTTAAATAGATCATATTTAATTTCTTGACTATCTTTGAATGGAAGAAGATAAGTGACAATGGCGTAACCAGCTCTATCGACTATTTTTGACATATGACACCTCGAATTATAAATAAGTTATTTGTATAGAAGGTATTGTAAACATAAAAATAGGGAGTTCGATGACTCCCTACTATAATTAAGCTTGTGTATGTAACCTTACAGTCTAGCTATATACCCAGAAGATACATAACTACCGCTATCACCCATTCTAATATCTCGACCATAATCTTCATAATCAAAGTAACTATCGTCTGAAACACCATCTTCATTAAGAACACGACCTAGGTCATCATAACTATCTACCCCGAAGTAATCTAAAGCACTAATATCATCAATAGAATCTACACCACAGTTAGAAGCTATCTCTTCTAAAGTTTCTGGATCATCATCAGGGCTTACTTCTAACCAAGCCCAGGGATCAAAGCTGCCAGCAAATTCTTCACCATACTTGCTATAATCAAAATATAGCTCCAGAAGATATTTAGGTATCTCGCCTGTGGTAGGATCTCTGTGGAATTCCTCGACATTATATTCACCTAATTCATAATCGGAGCTTATATCGGGAATAAACCGGAAATCACTGGTGTCAAAATCTTCTAAATCATCAATATCGGTGCCACCAGCTTCTACAGCTGCTTCAAATACTCTGATATCACTATCATCCATATCCTCAAGAACTTCGGCTAGATCGTTAAGCCTGCTTAAAGATTCATATTCATCCACAGTTAATCCGTCGATATCAGATTCGTAATCTGTGATGAAGTATTCTTCATAGATATTACCATTCTCATCTGGAGTATCACTGATACCAATTCTCTTAAGAACCTCATCAAGTTCATCATCTGAGATAGGGAGGTCTACCCACTCGCCAACAAGCTCTCCCTCATTATATTTACCTAAATTTGTAAGATATACTCTTAACCTAGACATATAAATTCTCCTTCATAAAATTTTTAGATTATTTAAGAATTCTTCACCATTCTATTATCCAGTTCGGATCTTCATCATCTTCTGCAATATTAACTCTTTGAAAATCATCTTTATCATAAAGATAATCGAATAAAGCATCTTCGCTTCCCGGAAGTTTAAATTCTGGGAAACACTGCTTTACAGAATCGATAACTGCATCTTGTTCTTCTGGAGTAAGCTGATTAAATCTCATATATACCTCAGTCTACATCCTCATAACATGCTCTCCTAATATTAAATCATATTAATTATAACGATTACTGGAAATCATCAGGGTTGAGATAGATAACCTTTGAGATTACAAGCTCAACCTGAATATTAACGAGACCACCTTCTTGGTTCATTGCACCATTCTGAAGATTCTTGATCCAAGTTCCAGGGCATTTAATAACATCAAGTACCTGACCATCACCACTGTACTTAATGAAGTAAACTTGTCTCATATAATCAGAAGGCTTACCCATAGCTTCTGTAGTAGTATTGTAACATTTAGCTCTCCACGCTCTTAAAGCTTCAAGGGAGTTAGGTGAAGTAAAGCAGTTAAGTGTCCAGTTAACATTACCATAAGTAACCTTACCCGGATATTTAACAATACCATTAGCATAGTGCACTTCGATCTCTTGCTGATCTTCTGAGATTTCACCAATTTCCTTAGTAGTTAATGTAAGTACATCAGAAAACTCATCGGGAGTAGTTCCATCCATGTTATAGATACGAATTTCAAAGTTCCATTCATTAACTGGAACATAAGCATCTTGTCCTAACATGTGGTTTGTACCCATATATAGCGGTCTAAACATAGCTAAAATCTCCGTAAATAATAAAGTATATACATAGATACAAGGTAAAGTCAACCTTTATTGTAAGTAACATTGGGAGAATTTAAAAAATATTAGTTCTTTATGAATAGTAAAGCAGTTACAACAATAAGACAGAGATATGGGGTAAGTAATGTAAGCAAACTGGAAGAGTTTGTTAATATTAGTAGACCAGATAAATACTCCCCTATCTATCAAGAGTTTATTGAATGTATCTGCGGTAGGGTAGGGCAATTAGCCAAATTACTATCAGACCATAACATAGCATTTAGTTCTAATGAGTTTATAGATGGTCATTTGTATAGAATATATGTACCAAGTCGTGATCTGCTGTTTGATTTTGAGTATTACCCGGTAGTCAACTTCAGTTATAACTATATCCGAGTCAATTATAATGAAGATATATCACAGTTATTTCAAAAACTTTTCCCGGAAACTTTATTTGATACTGAAGATATGATGGTATGTGAAATACCTCAAAAGGATAATAATAGATTTCTTAAGGAAAATAATCATTCCCCTATATATAATAAATCTGCGACTATATTAGCGTTTACTAAAGACGATAATATCTATCAATCTATGGTAGTGGCAGATGGCAAGTTATTAGCAAATGTAAGTAAATTAGATTATCAGGTCAGCTATGGGACTATTATATTGTTAAGATATTTTAAAGAAGTATATAATATTCCGGAAATTAGTATAAAGTCTGATTTAGATAATTCATTTAGAGAAACTTCTTATCAGCTGATGAATTTAAAGCTCACCAAGCAAACTGCAAAGAAAAAGATCTGGTGGTCTCCTACCGGAAGTTATTGGCATATAAAAAAGGAACATATAGATGAATATGTTCCCTTCTATTTTACGGAAAAACGTATATGGGTTTACTAATTACATCAGTAAATACTGATCTGTGTATTAGTACCTCGGGCAATATCATTTAACGATTCTCGAATATTGATTTCTTTGCCATTCACCATAGTAGCTATAGTAGTATTATCATTAGTACTGTGCAAGTACATCACATTATCCATGTTTAAAAGAATTGCTTCGCCTGCAACATTATGTAGTTTGACTAATTTACTCATAATTATTCTCCTGGATTCTTTATTTTAAGGTCTTTACTCATCTGCGTAATCTTCAAATGTCTTGGAGTGTTATTGATCATAACACAGCCATCAGTTATAAACTCCAGATGTGCCTGATATATAGAACCAGTCTGTGTATATTGTGATGATCCGGATTCATTCTCAATACCTGTGTTAGGATCTACCCGAATACCAAATCTAATTCTTCTATCTACTTCGTAAGGAAGATCGATATGAAGATAGTACATAGATAAATACTTATAATATATTTCTCTGGCGCATTCATCTCTATCAGCAACATTAGTGGTTAGTATCCATAAGGTATACTTTAGATCTACTGGCAATGCTCTTTCATAATAGATATTATTAGTTTTAGTATCGAATCCGGCAGGTACTCCTCGCATATAACGAGCAAAATTCATCAATTCTGTCTTTACAGGCATATCATCATGACGGACAAGTAAAAATAAAGGGTAAGTAATCTTATCTTCTTGCATTTGAGCTAATATGCCCTGATAATTATCTACATCAGTCATTATGACATTAGGGTTAGCTCCGCCATCAGGGTCGATAGTACGCTTAAGATCCTCAACTATTGCATTATCAAATAGGTATAGCAATTACTTATCTCCCTTCATATCATTACCATAATAATCCCCTCTGTAGTCAGTATTCTGCTTCAAGAAGTGATTAGACTTATTAAATGTTTGAGCAATCTCGCGTTTAGTCCTACCTACAATAGGCTGATTATTAGCAATAAGTACTACCTTACATATAAGATGATCTGGACACATAGCATCATAAGTGATTTCAGTTACACGGTACTTTCTCGGTTCTAGTCCGGAATATAGTCCAGCATAGGTAAATATACTGTCTTTCTGAACTTTAGGTAAATCCCAACTGCAATGCAGTAGAGGTACAAGATCAGAATCATTATCAGCTACAAATCCATACCGCTTATAGGTCTTAACTTTAGGATTACCGTCTAAAAATACATGCGTATCCATAGGTTCTGAATAGGAGTCAATTTCTGGCTCACCTTGCTCATTAGATTTAGCAAAGTTTGGAAACTGGTAGGTACACGGTTGGCCTTGCATTTCGAGGGCTTCTGAGTACCTTTTTCTCATTAATAATATGTCATTACCTATTAAGTGATTACTCATTATAGTTTCCTTTTCAAAAATTCATCAATAATAGTATAGGCATTATGGCTTCTTTGCTTTAGCCTATGTGGATCATCTAAATATTCAGTAATTGCCCGTGTAAGTGTTTCACTCAATGCAATTGCACCTATATCGCCATATAATCCTTCCCAATATGTTCGATACCCTTGAGCATACCCACTAGATGTTTTAGGATATTCTTTCTCTTGAATAAAGAAAGAAGCAAACTGTTGCCAATCTCCAGTATGTTCAGCCATAAGCATATCAGCAAAGTCGTGAGCAACTTCGTGATTAAGAACATGCCGTTGTGTTGTATCATCTAAATCAAAAAACTTATCTGACACCCAAATACGAAAATCCATATTGCGAGCTTCTGCTGACATATTCGGATGATATTCAATAGGTAAACCACCATAAGTAGCATTACCTGAACATATCTCTGCTTTAGTAGGTAATTGTGAATTATGACCTAAATATGTGTCTGAACTTGACTTAACATATCTTTTCATAATTTACTCCTCACTATAACTGTTATTCCTAATAATATCTTCAATACTTGCTACATATGTAAGCCAAGTCCAGTCAAATTGATTAGACACACTTATATATGTCAAGTTCATAGCCCCGCCATCATTTAGAGCAGATAAGAATTCTAATTTAGATGTAGTATAATCTGCATCTATCCACTTAGGACACTTATTTACATCGAATACTACAATATAATCAGTATAATGTCTATTAGCATTGTTATCATACTCATATACAGATATTTTACGAAGTTTATCAAATCCAAGATTGTTTACTGTAATCAGATAATCCAACTGATTTCCGGGCAAGTTATGCTCCAATTCAAATACAACCTCAAACCCAAATTTATACAATTCTTTGAGTATTTCATCAGTAGTAAATTCTTGAATTATTCCAGAATTGTCTGGAGTCAGTATAGTACCGTTGGCATTAATAGTACAAGCAAATAATGCACCAAAGTCAGAATGATTAACCCTAATAATAGTACCGGATAACCGCTTATCATTAAATACATGATCTACAGTTATGTATAGATCAGTACTATTATTGGATTTACATTCTATTAATTGATCCCAATTTGATATTCTGTATCGTAAACTATCTTTCATATTAAGCTTGTGCCTTTTCTTCTCTATTGACGGGAGTAATGCTTGTAATTTCGTGTCTATGCTCTTTTACATAGTTTCGTATTTCTCGTTGGAAAGATACTAAATCTTCTGGAGTAGCATCTGGATATTCACTAAAGTATCTGGCCACCATATCTAACTTTAGCTTGAAATATAGGATTTTATTCTCTTCATCAGTAATTTCTGGATGCTTCTCTCTAAATATAAAATATCTAGTAATTACGGAACTAAATGATTTTCTTACTACTGGATCATCATCAGAAGACAGATCAGCGTTTAAAAGATGATTAAAATTAGTAGCATTATATTTCTTAAGATCTCGGAAGAATAATCCGATTAGTTCATTTGTGGTCATCAGAACCCACCTCCCATATCTTCTCCACCTTCTGAGGTTACATCAATATCCCAACCACTAACAGCAGCACCGGTTTGAGGAAGTGCTTGTGTTAGGGTTTCTGTAAGTGCTTGCTTGAATGTATTAGCATCATCTATACCTAATCCCTTAATTAAGTCGATAAGAGTAGATGCCTGATTAATAGCACTATCACGCTTTTCAGACATAACCTGATCCATTTGAGTGATAATAGGATTCATATGTAATGTATATTTATCCATGAACCCGGACATATTTCTTTGACAGAAATACTTATTTATAGCATCTCGCCAACCATTCATGTATGCAGTTTCTACCATTGCAAGCCTATTAGCATAAAGAGCAGATCTTTGAGACATTACAGCACCAGCTCCGCCTAAACCCTCTGCAGAAGAGAAGTTCATAGCTTCTTTTGGTACTCCAAGCACTGACAGCTTCTTATTCTGATAATAGTCTAACAACTTATTATCACCTTCAGTAGTAGCTGCAATATTCAAGTCTGTTACTGATATAGGGTCAGACCCGTTTACCTTTGGAACATATATTAGATTATTGGGGCTCTGAGGATTAACGAAACTCTGTGCTGTACCATCTGAAGTATTTAGAGCAAGTTGCTGTTCAATAGTATCCTTGACCATTTGAAGATTCTGTCTAATCTCATCTGGTTCCAGAGTATTACCACATTCTACAGCAACAATTCTTACTATACGAGTAAGTGATGATAATAAATCAGCATCCTCCAGTAAACTTAAAGTTTGAGTAGGTTGAACTGCTCCGGAAAACATAGGTTCTGCAAACTGAATATCATAATCAATGACATTGCCGTTCTCATCTTTACCAGATACTGTATATTTACCTAACAATCCACCTAAAGAGAAATGAATAACTGAAGATTCCGGATATAATACTGTATCAGTTTTAGAACTAGATACAGAAGCAGTATCAGAATAATTCTGATATACATATCCTTGAGGCTCACCCTGATACCAAATATGTACAATATCTTCCGGGGGAATTATTGTAGAAGGTATAATATCATAAGTAGGCTGTGGGATTGTATTATTATCCAAAGCTACCAGCTGGTGAGACTGATTCTTACCAGAACCTCTATATACTTCGGTAGTAGGGATATATAAGTTACCATATACAAGAAGCTCTATAATGTGGCTTCTGGCATAATCATTAACTTTCCAACGCTTAAATAGATCATTTACAATGTCAGCAATTTTCTTATCTTTGGGATCAGTTGGAGTAGCCCAAATGATATCTCCCATAGTATTCGGAGTAGTAGCATCAGTAGCGTAATAAGAAATAGCAGTATTAACTTGAGCATCTTTATATAATGCTCTCATTACATTTATCTCAGTTCTAATGTTATCAATATCACTTGCTCCTCGGAGATCTCCAGAGCGATATATGGAACCCCCTACAATAGCTCTTAACCTAGAAAGTATTGGGGTTTTACTATATTGTTTTGGATCACCGAAAAGTCTATCAAACCAACTTGCCATAAAATCAAATCTCCATACGATTATACAAGGTTACATAAGGTACTTTTGAATATCATCATCGATGTGATAATGTTCAAAGAAGTCGGACTCATCTATTACTGGAATCTTAAGTGCTCGGGCTCCTGTAATAGCATCTCCATTAACATTCTCCTTAATGTCTCCAACAAGTACACACTGAATAAATTCATCGAAATCTGTTACAACAATTGCACCATAACTCTGGAGAATAGCTGTAATGTCAGCAGTATCTCCGTGCTTAAACTTGCCGGTTATGTATATTGTCTTATTTCGTAAAAATGCTGGGCCATCAAACTTAACTAAATGTCCCTCATTAAGTACTTTAACTTGAGGGGAGTTTAATATAGTATCTAATTCAAGCAGATTTTTAGGGTCATCTAACCAGTGAGTAAACTTGATAGGCAACTCCATATCCAATTCTGTGCGAACTCTTCTGGGGCCATCAAGATAATACTTAACTGTCTTATACTGATTATTACATTTATTGCATAATCTGGTAAGCCAATCAACATTAAGTCCTACATCTGCTGGAATTGTAGCATATATGAACTTCCATAACGGCTGTGCTATGGTTATGTCAGTATATTCAGGCAACAGCAGTAAATCAGGAAGTATCTGCAACTGCCCATCTGCAATATACTGATGAATTTTAGTATCCGAGAGTAGCTCAATATCTAATGTTCTACAGAATTTAGCAATTCTACAATATAAGAGAGATGTGCAGAATTTATTAGTACAAGACATCATACCAAATGCGGGAACATCTAAAATCTTTCCACAGTATTCACATGTAATCTTATTAGCCAGTCTCTTTGTAAATTTAGACGATTTAGTATTTGACCATATTACTTGATTACCATCTAATACTAATTGAGATCCTGCCTGAATATTAAAAGATACTGCATCAGGGTAATTGATACTAAAGGTATCTCGATCTACTCCGCCATTGATATGATATTTAATGAAACCATCTTTATCTACAATACGTTCTGAAGAATTAACTTCAATTGTATTAAGATTAAGTGCATAATACTGTGGTGCTTGAGTACCTACATATATAATATAGCCAGAGAGCAGAGGGAATTCAAAGGGGTAATTTCTTGCAGTATTAATATAATTATACAATGTCTGATCTGTGGCATCTGAAGGCACTAACCATGTAGGAAGTAAGCTAAATCCTGCAGATTTCATAAGAGCTTGCGCTGAAGATGCATTAGGGATCATAACAGCACCAGAAGTAATAGCTCCAGCATAAAAATGATAATCTGGAGAACCTGACATAATATCAGCAATAATATCCTCATACTCACATTCTGGTAAAATCCCATCATTGGAAGTAATCTTATTAGAATAGAATACTCCCCAGACATCAGTTATACCGCCTGTAATTCTAATAGTACGAGGAACAATTCCCATTTTGGATACAGATTTCATAAAATCTTCTCCTAAATCTACCTTGTCTTCGAAACCTTGATAGATTTTCATGAGATTTCCTTTAGCATCATAATGCAATGTTACTAACAGTCCTGTGGGGACTAAATACATCAATGAGCCTGCTGAACAAAAGGTTTTTGAAACTAGCATAATATGCCTCCTTAAATAAATTAAAATCTTCTATATTGCGAACCAAATCCGGGTAAGGTATTCGGTCGGTTGCCTATATTGGGTCTATTACCTACATTAGGTCTATTGCCTGAGATAGGTGGTCGCATAGGACCTCTACCATTAACTGCGGCTATTGCACCTAATAAATTTTGAGCAGGTGGCTTAATTTCATCTAAATTCTTGATTAAAGCGAAACAAGCTCCGGCTAAAGAATCCGATGCATCTTTTCCGATTCCCTTACTGTTGTACCCATTATCAGGGGAAGGTACAGCACTCACAGAATTGTGTACAAATACACCTGCCGATAAGGCAAAATTATGATTATCCGCTATAGTCAGATCATATACACGACATGGCTTAACAATTCTTTCTACGGATACTACTTTATGATTTTTACCTAATCGACATCGACCAGGAGTGAATCCCTCAGGAATTTGAGTATCTTTATAGATATATTTATCTATGATACCATTAGTAACCCACATTCTTCTAGAAGTATCATCACTATGAAGTTTGGATGTTCTGGCTTTTTCTTCATCAGTACGGTTATGTGCAGCTTCTTTAATATGTTGACGGGTTTCAGAAGAAATAGTTCTACCTTTATAATAACCTTCAGGTATATCATCGCCTTGTTTAATGTATTTATTATCCATACCATTAGTATACCAAGAACATTGAGAAATAGCTGTCGATGTTGCCATATAATGAGATTTCTTATCATCTGGATTCATCAAGTTATGATATCTTAATGAATATCTAGATTTATCAGCAGTATCTAAATCTTTCCAAGATACTCCATATATACATTCTATTTCTGTAATTCTGTGTTGCAAAGCTTTAGCTGCTGCAAGTTTCTTATTGATCTTACCCTTACAGAAATTGTTATATTTTTTACAATATGCACCATGCTGTCTTAATGGAATATCTTCCATATGTACACCATAGAACTCTTCAATATTTTTAAATTTAATATCCTTATCAGAACCAAACAACGATAATGATTTAATAATATACTTCTTTTTGGGTACATAGGTATTAGCTTCATCTTCCAAAGGAATATATCTACCACTATTAAGTAATAAATTTAACCTTCTAGAAGCACGAAGTCTTTCAGCCGTAGTTAATTCATCCCAAGATACACCAAATAAGAAATCTATCCAAGCATATTTAAGATCTTCAGGCTTAAATGTCGACACAGTTTTAATGCGCTTCACTTTTTGGGATCGAGATAATTTCTTATTTACAGAAGATCTAGAAATTACTTGATCAATATGTTTAGAAATTTCATGCTTAAGAGCCGAATATAGTTTATAGTTTCTATATTTTTTATAATAATCTAATTTTTCAATATCTGATAAATTAGACCATGATATAGAATACATAGTTTCAATGTTAGATATCATATAAGACAATCTAATACTCAGATTAATATGAGATCTGCCAGAAATTTCTACCCATTTAATATTAAATAATAGTTCAATATCATGAATCCTTTGATTCAAAATCTTCTCCGCAATAGCATTTTTATTACTAATTGCTTCAGCTTCCGCAATAGATAGATGCTCTCCAGTCTTTTTATAGTGATTATTAATTATGCTTGTAATGGACCCTTTGTGCCTACGTAATTTATACTCTTTGGTATCTTTATTGTTGATGTACCAATCATGCAAAGACTTAGCCGTCTGGGTATAATCCACGGTTGAATTGTTATGAATACGTCTATGCTCCGACTTACTAACTCTTTGTAAATTAGTAGGAGTATTATCTAATTTATTATAATTACAGTGATGCACTATACTCATCTCTTTAGAACTAGTACCAAAACAAAATTGTCTATGCTCAAAATGCCACTTATCTTCCATAGGTTCATAGTACATACGATACCCACTTATCCCTTTTTCAGATAATTTAGTATATAAAGGCATTAATGAATCCCCAGAAGAAAGATTTTCTGCAATCTCATAGGAGCCATCCCTAAGCATAAATCTATGGTCTGGTGTACAATAAATAACTTCATCGTTATCCAGTGTTACTTTAACTAAATCCTTAGTAATTTTAGTTTGAAATACATCTAATATAGGTTTAGGTTCTATTAAACCGGTAGATTCATTTATCGTATACACCCAATTAGTCTTATATGACTGCTCAAGTAATAAATCCTTGATTGTCAAAGATCTACCATCTACTAGCTGAATTTTAGTATCCCCCGTAAAGCAGGCAGATTGAGGTCGGTGATCAATCTTATCTCCAGAACGCTGCAAATTAATCATTTCAATTTCCTGTAGATCACATTTAATGAGTTCTAATCGTTGGTCATACAGTAAATTTCTTAATGCATTGTAAGCATCCATATTTCTATCAACTGACAACAATTCGGAATTTATACCCTGATTTATTAGGGACTCTCTAACATAAGAGCCTTGGTATTGGTCAGTAGTTACCATCTGTATCCAGAAACCTTGTTGCTTCAACCAGAGAATGAAATTAATGACCTTCTGGAATGACATTCTATCCCCTCTGGGAGCACCAATAGATATCTGAAAAACTTCCTTAAGATACGGCATAGATATCTTCTTCTCAGTATGAATATCTACAATATTCTTCATACCATCTTGAACTACTCCGCATATGCCGGTATGGTCAGATACTTCCGCAAGGTCCAAATGAATATACATCTGCAAACCTTTAAGGCGTTGCGGAACTGCATCCATATGAAAATGTCGCTCAATAGTATCATGATCATGTCCGCCAATTTCAATGTAATCTTCATAAAATGGATTCTTACGTTCATCAGATATATTAGGAGTTATGATTTCTTGGGTAATAAAGCCCATAGCACCTGCAACTGATATTCCTGCAATATCTCTTAATGCAATATCATAATCTGCACGAAAGTTAGGTAAATAGTCTTTCGGGACTTCTAATACCTTGTAACCTTCTTGCCTGTAAGTTTCCAAATGATCTTCATCATCATTTTCTTCAGCTACGACAAAACCTCGCTTGTATCTATCTCCGACAGTAATATGGAATTTTTCTTCACCGAATCTGTAACTAGGCAATACTTCCCATTGAGGTTTATCAAATAGATACATATGTCTATTACCGGCATTTAATTGCTGCTCAATATGATCAGATAGATAGTCATTATCTGTATTTTTAGATGAACAAGTAAACATCTTACCGTATATCCTACCATTGAGCTTAAATGTACCAGTAATACGGGCATTAGCTGTATCATACATTTGCTTAATATCTGATTTAGCTTTATCAATATTTTTTATGTTCGCTTTTGCAAAGTTCACCTCGTCCATGAGACAGCACCACAATTGTTTTCCGAGCAGCATAGATCCAGAAGATGCCGCAGTAATTTCAATCTGATTCCCTTCCGGAATAAACACGGGCTTAGTATCACTTTGAGTAAATTTACCATGCTGATTAAACCATGGAGATAATAGTAAAGTATCATTGTATTCTCTAAAAGCAACTGAAAATGCTAATTCTTTAGTTAAGTTGGCGAATGCAATAGTTGCTCTGGATACTTCCTTTAATCCGAAATATCTTTGAGGATTTCTATAACACATTAGCAGATATGTCATGTAGCACATCATAGAAACCGCCGTAGATGTTTTACCAATTCTGGTCGCACCTGATAATATTACTTCATAAATATCTCGCTGGGGGTCAAATACATTATGGTAGACATCCCACCAGCCTGGATATATCTGATTACCGCAATCGTTGGACTCGCCTAAATAGTAGGGATCGGATAGAAACCTATCTATAGATACCGGCACTTCCTTAAAATCCACTAAATATATCTGTTCAAGAGTCTGGGAATAGCCTTTATCAGACAATTCTTCTAGGATTTTAAGAAACTGCATCTGCTCTATTGCAGAACAATTATCATATATATCATTAATACGAGAAATAATATCCTCATAATTTAATGCATCACTGTGTATCTGCAACTGATCCATCACTACCCTCATCTACATTATTCGGAGATTTCTTCTTAAGTTCAGTAAGTAAAGCCTGTGCTCCAGATCTAATAGTATTTCTAGATTCTTTAGGTAATATACTAGCCATAAATGAATCTTCCGGAGTAACATCTTGAGGCGGAGCATATACAGAAATATCCATATCAAGATATGGCTGCAGAAGTTTTTGAGATTCAATCATACTGGTCTGTAACTGTGCCTGAACCTTTAAAAGTAACATCATAGTATTAGGATCAAATTCATCCATTTGAGCAAGATTTTGGTCAATGCTTTCATAGAGCTTATCTTCTAATCTATCCATAAGCTCTGTATACTTGATTATTCTCTCTACTTGATGAAGAATTCTTCTTAATGTAATGTACTTTAGTGCAGAAGTGGTAGAAGTAATATCTCCAAAATTACAACTTAATAAAGCGGATCTCATTTCATCCGTATGTGAGCGTTGCTGCTTTGTTAGGGGGTCTATAAATAAAGATGTGTTATTATCATCTTCCGATTCCGCCCCAAAGGTTTTGAGTTCGTCATCTGACATGATGTACCTCTTATATGAAATTTACTTACATCTATATAAAAGGTTACACAAAAACACCCTACTGGATATTCCAGCAGGGTGTCACACATTGATTTAGATATCTGATTTAATCTTCCCACATCTCGGGATCATTATCAGCATCTATCAATCTCCAAATTCGATCATTAGGATCATATTCAGTCGATAGCCATTTAGTAACGGACTGTACAGGGTCAATAATGTTATCTGCGAGATCAAACTCCTGCTCATTGAGATAGTGGATAGCTGATTCCAAATGCTCATCATCCAATGTCATCATGTATTCTCTGTTCTTCATGGTATTGTACCTCCAATGTTTAATATTGTAAGTACATTATAAATCAGCCGATGTACCAATTTCGTACCATCGGTACCTAAAGCTAAAAATAGGCTAATCTTATACAGATCAGCCTTTAAATCCTTTACAAAAAAGCTTCTATTATATGAATTTTGGTTTACTTGCACCTACTATTAGCATCTATCATAGTACTTGCCTTAATATCAAACATAACTGTTGCAAGATTAGCAATACTATCTTTGGTTACATCATCCTTATTACCGGACTTACCAAGGATATCAATAGCGGCTTTGATATGCTTAAGTGCTTTATCTGTGGAATTAGACGAATTACATGACTCGGTACTATATACAATATCAATACCTTCTTTATCTGCTAATTCTTTCAACTCTACAAGTCCCATAGAATCAACCTCTGATTTAGTATAACCTTTTTTGATTAACTTATTACGAATAAAATCAACGGTTCTACTACCAACATCAGATTTATTTGAAGCCTTTACATCTGTCTTTGTAGTTTTAGAAATTCTCATCTATATTACTCCTCCTCGAATGGGTTAGTTATTTTATTCTCATTACTTTCTTCTGGTGTTTCTTCATCCTCAGTACTGACATCCTCAGATTCATCAACTTCTCGTTTGACAATATCACCGACCTTAAATACATCCTTAGTATCATCAGTGATTTCTGTATCGATCTCAATAGGTTCTGTTACAGAATATATTTCAACTAATGCAGATTCCGGATCATAGTTATCTATAGCATTAGATAATCTAGTATAGGCCTTTTCAAAATCCGGCTCATCATCTTTAGATAATTCATTATATGTAGCCTGAATACCTTTACGTAATTCATTTAGATATTTAAGCATCTCATCTTTATCTGGGAATGTCTTATAGCAAGTAATCTCAAGATTAGCTAATGCTTCAACTACTTTATAATCCCACAGGTAATCCATCAAATATACATATAGCTTCTGATAAGCATTTTGAATATCTACTGATGATACAATCGATTTAGTTTGCATAATCACACCTTCAAATAAAGTCCTAAAGCTATTTAAGGTTAGATTCTGACTACTCCCACGGGCAAGCCCGTGGGGTTCTTGCTACCAAGTTTAGCTTGTAATCGTGCATCATTCTCAGACTTTGGAATACAAGTATAAGTCTATTTGAGTAAGAACTTTTATTACCAAGCAGTCCTACGACCACATTAGCGGTAAACTTCTATCTTTCGATAAGGAAGTATAGTCAATCTCCCTATATTATTTATTTTATGCTATTTTAATTCCACTATTTAATACTTTAATCTTATTAGTTTTAATCCATTCAAT